CGCTCCGGCGTCTGGTCGAACTTTGTCTCAACTGCGGTGCCGGGTTCTCCGACGGGGGAGGTGTAAATCCGATGGAGCCAGAAGCCGTGCTTGACACCTTCGTCGTTGAAGTTGAGCTGATTGGGGCTGCCGCAGTAATAGGCCGGGGTATTGCACGGGAGTTTCTGCGGGCGGTGGATATGTCCGAAACAGGCGAGGTCTACGCCGGTGCTGTCGATGGTCGAAGGGAGTATGACAACGTCCTGCCCCGCGAGGAAGGTGCTGCCGTTGTCGGCCTCGCTGCCGGCGACGGTGTAATGGGCCACGAGGATGCTCGGGATGCTCTTGTCGAGCTCCGTAGAAAGCCCGAGCAGAACGTCGTTGATGAGCGCGGTAGCGTTGCGGTTCTCGGTCTCCTTGTCCGCTCCGGGGCAGAACAGCCGCAGGCGGCCTTTGTCGAAGCCGGGGAGGGCCAAAATCTGAACCGGCCCGGCGCTGGTGGTGAGTTTCTCGACGCCCGGCGCGGTGTAGATGTGGAGGTTCTTTTCGTCCTTGGTGATTTCCCGCACAGTCTCGAAGGCGCGGGGATTGTCGTGGTTCTCGGTGCCGAACAGCAGGACGACGTGCTCGCTGCTGCGGCACAGAGGTCGGATGAATTCGGTGATGGCGTCGTTCACGTCGTCGAGGGCGGTGTCGGCCCAGACGCGGGAGCGGTTGAATAGGTCTCCGGCGATGATGGTGACGTTCGGCGTCTCCGTCGCGGCCCGCTGCGCGATGTACTTCATGCAGGCGATGGTGTCCTGTCTGCGGGCGTTTTTACCGTCCCGAACCGGCCCCGTAAGGTCTCCGAGGTGGATGTCGGCGGTGTGCAAAATCTTCATGTAAATCCCCCTTTAGCGAATGGTCATAGAGAGGTTGTAGATATACTGGCCGCATCTGACGCAGCGGTCTTTCTTCCTCCAAAATCCAAGTTTTTTCATTCCCCGGACGCTGCCGGTGTGGTGGATAGACGGATGGCGGTCTTTCTGTGCTTGGGTGAGGCGTTCGTACTTCATGACGGGGCTCCCTTCTTTTCGGAGGCGACGGTGAGGGCCACGGCGAGCTCATTGAGCATATCTCTGATGGCCTCGGCGTCCTCGACGAGCTCGCGGGCCGTGGCCGGGACACCGTTCTTCCCGCGCCCCTCAATCCAGAGCTCAACGTGCTCATCTACGTCGAAGCCGTCGGCGTACTCACGGACGTTCTTGACGAAATTCCCCTTCTGAACGCCGAAGATGAAGTCTTCTCCGGCGGGTGAATACTTTTCGAGCTCCACATAGTCTTCCTCCGGGTCATCGTGGACGCGCCAGTCGAGCGCCTCGCATACGGCGATGTGCTGCTCCGTCATGCTTATCGGCCTCCTCTCGCGGCCTTCTCCGCCTTCTGGCAGCGGGTGCAGAGGCAGCGTCCGAACTTGCGCTCGCTGTACCCTTTGATGTTCTCGGGCGTCCAGATGCGTCCGTCCTTTGCTCTGGTCTCGACGATTTGCTCTCCGCAGTCGTCGCAGAAGATGGCGTCCGGGTCATCGAAGTCCGGGGCGTCGTCCGGCTCCTCCGGCATACCTCCGGCCTCGTAGCCGCCGTCGGCTCCGTCGTCCGGGATGACTTCTGCCGTCGTCTGGGCCGCCGGGAGGGCTGCTCTCGGTGCTCCCGCTCCCTCGAACAGCATCCCCATCGACTGCAAGTAGTTGGAGGCGACGGCCTCCTTGATTTCCGGGGCGTCGAGGTTGGGGACGACGTGCGCGATGATGAAGGGTTTGCGAAGCTCCGGGAGGGAGTAGGTCGCCGCGAGGCCGAGGGCTGCGCGGAGTGCCCGCATGAATGCCTTGCTTTCTGCCATCGCCGTCCGATGTGGGAGGAACCGCTTGTATTGGGCCTCCGTCATGCTCTCCTTTTCGGCTGCACAGTCGATTTCCTTCGTCGCCTTCATGAGGCGGAAGCCGCCGGAAGGCTCCGGGACGCGGATGGTAACGGTGACGGCAACGTCGTAGCGGGCCGGGCAGGTGCCGCAGGCTTTGGGCTTCCCGACGGCGCGGGCCATGTCTACGCACCTCTTGCAGCCGTCCGTCATGCCGCTCTCGGTCTCGACGATGCTGATGTTGGCCGCTGCGGCCAGCTTCATGCCGCCGACCTTGGTGATGGCGTACTTGCCGCTGCTCTTTTCTCGGTAGATGTCCTTGCTGTTCTCCGGGTCTGCCACGTCGAGCTGAACCTTGTTCACGATGATGCGCTGCAGGTTGCTCATGACCTGCATGGTGGTGACTGGGATGAGGACGTTGAACTTGTCCGGGGGATATTCATTGAGCTGGACAATGGTGCCAGTGATGTTGTTGTTCATGGTGGTCTCCTTCCTTGACACACGGCTTTCGCCGTGCTATACTGACCGTAGTTTCATTTCACAAGGGCCGTTTCCGTTGCAGCGGGGCGGCTCTTTTCCGTCTCTCGGCTCATCGCCCAGAGAAGCATATCGGTAATAGTCTCCTCGAGGGAGCGCAGAAACGCGAGTGCGGTGTCGAAGTCTGCGCGTTCCATGTGGTCTACAATTCCGTCGTCGGCAATGCTTTCGAGCTTGTCGGCGATTTCTTTTGCCTTCTGGAGCCTCTGGCTGACGCGAAGGGCGGCCCACGGAAGGTCGCGGTCTACTGCCCGCTTGCCGGTCTTCTTTCCGACGGGGCAGCTCGCGCAGTAGCGGAGCATGATGTCGGGCCTCTGGTAGCCCTCCGCATATCGGATGATGTCGTCCGGGGAGACAGGTACGTCGCCTCGCTCATGCCGCCCTATGGTCTCGGGCGAGTAGTTGAGCTTGATGGCCGCCGTGTCTCGTGACGCATATCCGGCCTGCAAACGTGCATCGCGGAGATAACTTTGGGTAGCGGATGCTGCGGTTGTTGCCACGCTGTTTCCCTCCTTTCTGGGGTATAATTGGGTTGAGCTTGAGGGAGGGCCCTCAACAGCCATAGCGCCCGAGGGGCGTCACGGTGGCGGTTGCCATCCAGTCCTCGACGGTGCTGCCGGTGTCCGTTCGGATTGTCCAGTGCGTGTTGTGCGCCGTCTTGAACGTGCCGGAGAAATGCCGGAGGAGGTGAAGCATTCCGGGGTCGTCTTGGTCTACCCAGAGGGAGAAGTTCGGGTATCTCGAGCCCTCTGCTTTCTCGAGCTCATAGACGTGCCTATAAACCGCTTCCCGGCGAGCCGTCATATCCGGGTCGTATTGGAATTCATCGCCGTAGTTGAGGCGCTCTGTGCCTTTTGGGGAATATCCGTCCCGGAATACGCGGTAGCCGCCCAAGTCCGGGCAAACCGCAACGGCGTCGAAACTGGCTCCGAGGTCGTTCACAAACTTCAAAATGCTCTCGAGGGTGTAGCCGATGCGGGCCCTACGCTCGAACGGGAGGATGTGCCGGTTGCAGTCGTCGTTTCTGTCGTCGTCGGTGACGTAGTGAAGGTAGTCAATCCAGCCGTAGTAGGTAGGCTCGAGGCCGAGCTTCTTGTTTTCCTTGCCGATAGTGCCGCAGATGATTTCGAGGTAGACCGCTGCGGCCCCGTCGTGAGGCTCCCTGCAAGAGCATCGTGGGTGTTTCTTCTCGAGGTCGAGGTGGAATGCGGTGCGGATGCGGCAGTTGCCGATGGTGGCCTTGCTGCTGTCTGCTCCGCTCCATCCAGCTCCCTCGAAATAGAGGGTCTTGCTCATCTCACTGCCCTCCTTTATCGACGGATGGGTGCCGGGGGCGGAGTGGTCTTGCCGATGAAGCAGTTGCCGCAGTACTTCCAGTTCTGGCCCTCCTTGACGAAGGTTGGGAAGGTGCCGCGCCAATGGCCGGTCTCCGGGTCAAATTCATGGCTGTACGGCTCGCCGACCTGCAAGAAGCCTCGCTCCATCTTGGCGGGGGGAAGGACGTCGCGCATATCATCGACGATGCGCTCCTCGACGTAGTCTCCGGGCTGCGCCGCCTTGCTAAAGTCCCCGGCGGCCTCCCAGTCCGAATAGGTCACGATGCGCCGCTCGCTCTCCTCCGGCTGCTGCTTGCAGTCGCAAATTTCTCCGGGGTCGAGGGCCGCTCCGCAGTGGTCGCAGAAATAGTTGTGCATGGTCTGGTCTCCTTTCGTCTCTGATGGCCCCCGATGGCCGTCCAGCCGCGAAGCTGCCAACCGAACAAGGGGGCGATGATGATGTAAACGGGAATAAAAATCTCTCCGCCGGGGAGGCCGGTGCGGGCCCCGAGGGCGTCGATGCCGAGGATGATGAGCCGGGCCGCGATGGCCCCAATGAGGATGAGGAAGGTCATGCGGTAGAAGGGTGCGAGGCGCTTACTGGCCTGCCGCCTTGCGCGTCGCCTTGGTCTTTCCATTGTGCTCTCTCCTTTCCTTGGTCTGCCGTGGAGGTTGGTCGAGGAGCTCATCGCCGCAGTAAAATTTCTCACAGAACCGGCGGCGGGGTACTCTCCCGGCGATGGTCTCATAGCCTTCCGCCTCGAGCTCGCGGTTTATCTTCCGCATAATCTGGTAGGCCTTCGACTGTGAGATGCCGAGGATTTGCATGACGTCCTCCACGAAAAGAAATTTCGCTGTGGTGCTTCTCATCGTGGGTGCGCTCCTCTCTTTAGCTGCTGGCCTTCTGGGCCTCGTAGTCCGCCATGAACTGGCGAACCTTGGGGATGAGCTCATGCCCGGCGCAGCGGCCAGTCGTACACTCGATGAGGGTGCTGCGCTTGACGTCTGCGCCGGTTGCGACATCCCGATAGGTGAGGCCGTAGGTGGCACAGAAGGCCATGAGCTCGACGCCGAAGTCGTTCTTGGGCTTCTTCCGTACTGCCATTGTGGGGTTTCCTCCTTTCCTTCTTTGTGCGCCTTGCGCGTTTGGTGTTTCTGTGGTAAAATGGTTCAATGGATGGGTGTGTCTGGCCGTTCGTAGTAGGCCGGGTCGTATTTGGCGGTCTGCTTGATGATGAGCTGGAATTCGGAGCCGTCCTCCATCTGAATGAGGACGCCTTTGTCGGTGTCGCTGATGCCTGCGTCCTTGAGGGTCTTGCAGATGGCTACCTTGTTGAGGACGGTGTCCTCAAATCCGTAGAACCGGGCCAGCAGATACCAGAGGCCGTCTTGGATGATTTCTTCGCTCACGGTGTTCACCTCCTCACAAGATGGGCTTGCCCTCGCGCCGGCAGGCGCGGTAGTAGTTGATGAGCATGACGAAGTCTCCGGGGCTAATGAAGGCTTCTTCGTCTGGGATGCTTTCATGGTCGCCGTGCTGGTCTTCGATGACGAGGAGCGTCGCCCCGTCGTGCTGACGCTGCACCAGCTTCATCTTCCGCTGGTTGTTGACCTCGAAAGAGATGGTGTTCATTCGTCGTCGCCCTCCTCAAGGTCTTCCGACGGGATGATGGTGCGCTCGGTGATGTTCCCGTAGGTGTAGCCGTTGTCGTTGCGGAGATAGACGGGGAGGTCTTCGTCGAAGTCCGAGAGGATTTCGATGAGCTCGCCGACGGTGAGGGTCTTGCCGCAGCCGTCCGGGGAATAGCCGCTCCGGCGGCCTTCGATATAAAGCGCGTTCATGGTGTTCTCCTTTCTGCGGGCCGGGGTTATTAGGCCCGGCCCTTGGCGGTGTTTACTCTCGTCAAGACTTCCGTCCAGTGGCTCAAGTCCGCCTTGGCGGCTCGGTGGTCTTTGACAGCGTTCCTAAATGCTGCGCTTTCCGGCTGGTCTGCCACCTCGACGATGCGGGCGGCTGCGTCGTTGACCTCTTTCCCAAGGTCAGCAACCGTTTTCGAGAGGAGGCGGGAAATGTCTGCGAGGTCGTCATCTGCGAGGAGGCGGCTCTTGAGGGATGCTATTTCTGCGTCCTTCTCCTCCGCGATTTGGTGCGCTGTGGCGTGAGCTGCCTCGTAGTCCTTTTCGCTCTCCGCGAGCTTGTCCCGGAGTTCTTCGATGGTGCCGTTGGCGTCGTTGAGCTCTCTATCCGAGGTCAGCCAGCGGTCTTTCATGCTTAAGGCCCAGTCGTTTTCGATGTTGGCCTCTGCATCCTTGAAGCATCCGTCAAAGGCGGTGGCGATGTAGCTGTCCGGGCCGAGCTCATCAACGATTTTGCGGATTTTCTCGAGGGCGGCCCGTTCCTGCCGCTTGGTGGCGGGGGCATCGCTGCTCACGAGCTCTACGCTGGTGATGGTGCCGTTCCCGTGACGGTAGACCTCCTTGAAGTCTCTCCGGGCCTGCGCCTCGCTCGGAGCGGTGAAGTTGTCCGAGCCGACGGTGCCGTTCTCGCGGGTGAAGGTGATTTTGTAGGTGTTCATGTGGGCTCCTTTCTCATGCGGCGGGCCTTGGCGGCCCGTGTATGGTGGGCGGTTTTGGTTGCCTTCTTCGTTTGGTGTGCTTTAATTATAGTCCGCATTTGAGGATTTGTAAAGCCCTTTTTCGGATTTTTTCAAAAATTTTTTCAGCAGGCGTCCTCGTCTGCGGATTGGAGGAGCTAAAATGACGATTTGTGAGAGAGTTTTCTCCCTCTTGGCCTCTGATGGCCGAGACCAAAAAGACCTCGCCATGCACATCGGCGTTTCGACGCGCACGGTGAGCACATGGAAAACGCGGGGGACAAATCCGGGGGCCGAGTACATCGCCGGCATCGCGGAGTTCTTTAGCGTTTCCACCGACTACATCCTCACCGGGGAGGAGCGGCAATACTCCGTCTCCCCGGCTGACGAGGAGGTCTTGAGCGCCTACCACGCCCTCAAGAGGCCGGAGCAGGTCTATATTCTGGGCGAGATGTACCGCCGGGCCGGGCTGGG